AGTAATTAAAAGTAACCCACTTATCACTTCCTTCTTTAAATACACTAGGTACTTCAAAAGTTATCTTACAGTCTTTAATTGTTTGTTGTCCTATACCTCTAAGTCTGAACCACTTAACAACCTTATCACTTAAAGATGTATGGTTTTCCCAGTCTTGCGGCGGTGTTACTATTGGCTTTTCATAGTTAAACTTTTTACTTTTCTTCTTATCGTCAAACGCTAACCATTCGCATTTGTGACACTTTGCCACTCCTTCGGTTAAATTAACACTTAAAGCTTCGGGTTTAACTCTTTTGCCTATTTCCTTACAGTTTGGGCACTCGGCTTTACTCCAACCACTCTTTGGTCGTTTAACGTTTATATCACTCCATTTAGCCATTATCTATAATTTAATTAATGTTAGAAATATTTTCTTCGCTTCTTTGTCTAATCTTACTAAGTAACTTTCTCCATGAATCTGCAGACGTAATATAACCCTTACTAGCTAACTTAAAATATTTAATACATCCGCTTTCACTGTAGAAAGTTATATTATAAACTTTACAACTACAAGTGAATTCGTGTAAGCTTCTCATTAAAGTATTGTCAATATACTTCTGTAAGGTTAATTCGTGACCAGCAGTTCTTTCTTTCCTGTCTTCATACATTTCAGAAATCCATTCTTGATTTGGTCTTCCTTTTAACTTAGAAAAAAGAGTTTTAAATTCAGGTTTATAATCTTTTCTTTTCTTTTCTTCTCTTATCTTCTCTTTATCTTCTCTTATTGGTTGGCTTTTCGTTGAGCTTTCGTTGAGCTTTGGTTGAACGCCCGTTGAACGCTTGTTGAACGCCCGTTGACGTGCTGACTTCTTTCCAGCTTCACTATTTCTAACCCTAATGCCCTCACATTCATTAAGTTGCTCGTCTAAGAAACTAATAACAATATTCTTATTTTCAACTTTTATAATTTCAGACTCAATTAAAAGTGTAATTTCTTTATTTGCTTTTATTTTTTTTCTGAGAAAAACTTCACTTAATTCTCCTTCTTTTGTCCAATAAATGGAACAGATATTAATAAAAACGCCTTGAGTTTTGTAATTTTCTGCTGTTATATCTCCGTTCGCCCACTCACCAACAAAGAATTTAAAAAACGGTATTTCTTTTGCCATTACTTATTGTTTATTTTGTTTACATTATAATCTATTAACCTACCTAAACCAGGACGATATTTTTTAATAGCATTTTTAAAAGCGTGTGTCTTAGTATACCCAAAGAAGGATTCGTTTACATCTTCGTAATCATAACCCATTGAAATAAAGTTTAAAATGGCTTTGCGATCTAGCATTAACTTCATTGACAACAAACTTACATCTGGCTTAGGCTTCTCTTTAATAAAAAGCTCTTTAACTTGTTCACTGTAGTCACTAGATTTAAAAGCGTCTAAGATAGTATAAAAATGCCACATGTAACGTTGACCTTGTATTAAGAACGTATCGACACCCTTAGAGTAATATTCGCCTTTATAGTGGTTTTCATATTGATAATGTACCGTTGTCCTGTCTCTGCCTATTATATTAGCCAACATGGAGAAATAAGAAGAACGTTTACCAATTGGAATATCAAACAATTCAAAAGCGATCATTAAGTACATCTCCCTTTCTCTTTGTAACTTCCTTCCCCTTCCCGCTTCTTTAAGCGTATCAAGTCCGAAATGCTTACAAACGTATTTATATAACCCCGAAGGTGATTGCATAGTTTCGCTGTATGCGATATCTTTTGAAACTCTCCATTGATTTTCTTTGTCTAGTCCTAAAAATGTAGCTGGATTCATAGTTTAGTGGTTGTTAACGATTTTTAATACTTCTTTAATTAATTCGCATTGACCTGAAAGGATTTCAATTTGTCTGATATAATAAGCTCTTTCTTTTTCATCTTTAGCTTTTGTATATCCGTCTGCAGCGTCGCAATATAAATCGACGTGTTTCTTTTCTAAGTCAATCATTTTTAATAATAAATCTGTCTGTTTGTTCATCTTAAACGGTTTTAGTTAGTGTTTGTAAAAATTGTTTTTTGTTATTGCTCGAATAGTATTTATTTAAAATAAATGAAACACTTAAAGCAAATTCTGTAATTTCTAGATTTGGGTCAATTAAGTCAATCGCTTCAATTAATCCCTTTGTAAGTGGTTTGTTCATATCGTTTGTTTTTGTTGATAAATCAAATATAGTAATAAATATCTAATATAAGAACATAAAAAAAGGGTAAAAAATTAATTCTACCCTTATTTAAAATCATTCTAAATAGTGTTACAACTCTGTAATAGTAAATTCAATTCGTGGATTCTCTTTGTCTAAGTGCTTACGTGCTATGATTTCCATTGCCTTGTTATCGTTCTTAATTGCTTTGCATTTTTGCAAACAGTCTAAAGTAGATTTTAAGCTGTTGTCTAAGTCGCTTCTTCTGTTTGGGTAGTAAACATCCACTTCAAACTTAAACTCTCCATCAATGAGTTTGTAATCATACGCAGACATTTGTATACTAAAACTATTTTCGTAGTCGTAAAGCTTTTTTTGTTTAGCCATTCCGCACCTATTTCCTAGTCTTATGATTTTATAGCAATTGCTTTTTGAGGGTGCAACCCCTTTAATAATATATTTCAATAATAAAAAAACCCTAGCTGAATTAACAACTAGGGATTTATTTAAGGTTAGTAATTAAAACGGCAATCCGTCACTTTCATCTTCAGACATTGCTACTGGTTGCGGTGCTGGTGTGCTTTCTTCTTTCTGAATAAACCAAGCGTCAAGGCTGTTAAAATATCTGTCACTTCCTGTCTTTGGGTCGTTCCAAGCTCTACCACGTAGGTTGAATTTAACTGTGATTGTATCACCTACAGAAACACCGTTTAATTTATCGCAGTTGTCCTGTGTTAATTGTAATTGAATATCTTGAGGGTATTGACTAGAATCGTCAGTAATAACAAACTCTCTTTTTTTAAACTTCTCAGATATTACCACTGTCTCGTTTAATACTTTTACACTTCCTTTGATTTCGTAACTCATTTTAATTGATTTTTAAATTATAATTGATTTTAATAGATGTTTAATTTTGATTCCATGTTTTTACTTTAAATTTATCCGTCTCTAGATTATATTCTAAATTAGGATTAATAAAGCTTTGTTGTTTCATTTTATTTTCTTCTATTCCTTTTTTAGCAACTGTATATATATTCCTACATTTAACACTGCACCATATATTGTTTCTTTTTTTGGTTACAAATTTAGTCCTACATAGTGGGCACTGTAACTTAATTTCTTTACTCATTTTAATTGATTTTTAAATTATAGTTTGTAATTAAAGCGCACCCCTCGATTTGCTCACCTTTTTGCAAGGATTTTTTAATTTCAGCTTTATTTGGTTGTTCTGTTACTTTTACAGTCTTGTATTCTTTTGGTAAGTCATTCACTACTCCAGTAACTTCTACTGTTGTACTTTTGCGAAGTCCAAACTTTAATAAACCAACTTCAAATTCTCCAAAGATATTAACAGCGTTTAACAAGCTGTTTTTAAGTTTTGATACAAGATTATTATTTGTTTTTTTCATTGCTTGTAGTCGCTTAATTTCGTCGTCTATTTGTAAGTTCAAAGCTTCTCTTCCTTTTATTACAGCTAAATAACTTTCTGACTTGGTTTGTAATTCGTCGTTAGTTATTTCTAACTGAGTGTTAATTTCCTCAGTTAGTTCTCCGTCATTTGCTTCGATCTCACTAAGCAAAGTTAACATTTTTTCATTGATATTGTATAAACTTATCATAGTATTTATTTATTTGATTCGTTGTAAATTCTTTCTAATTCTGTTTTTTGTTCAGGTCTTAACTTATACTTAACCGAATGTTTTAATAACTTCTTCAAGTCTGAAGCTGCGAATTTTTTTGCTTTCTCATATTCTTCAGGCGTTAACCAATTCTTGTCTGTTGTCGGTCGTGCTTCTTGTATAACTGTCTTCTTTGGTGCTTTTGGTAATTCTTCTCCTGATCCGTCTGCGTCAACGTCAGTCACTAACCCTAATATTGAGCTTAAAGAATATCTTCTATAGTAAGTGATCGCTGAACCTGTAACCTGAAACTTATTCATACCTTTTAAAACCACGTCACTAGGCAATTCAACAGTGCTCTCTATAGTTGCGCCACTTTCACAGTGAAATATAATAGTGTTGATACTGTTACCGTTTAAAAGCTGTGTAAATCCTAAACCGTGCTTTTTTAATAATGGGTTAATAGTGTTTAGTATTTGCGTCAAATTTGCGTACGTATATCCGTAACCTTTTGTCGCTTCGTGTATTGCTGGTACTTCTTGCTGAAAACCCGCTAATGCTTGAAATAATTTTACTTTGCTGTCCATGTGTCTGTGTTTGTTTTGATTATTAATTCGCTTGATGAATCGAAGAATTTAATAGCTTGTAGTAATTTCTCCGCAGTTATGCAAGTGCTTCTTTTTTCTTGGAAAATAACTACATTGTTATGCTTGTTATTTAGGTTCTTAGATTCTCTAATACTGTCAGCAAGTTCTTCATTGCTTTTGCTGGTTTGTGCGTGTAAAAACGCACCTAAATCATTCGTCGGTTTACTCATTGGTTTTTGGTTTTAAATTAATTCTTCTAATGCTAATTCTGATACGTCTATACTGTAAAGTTTTTCGTATCTATTAATAAAGTCGTTTGCGTCGTTACCGTCTGCGTCAAAATAGTTTATACTTTCTACTATTGATTGACTAGGTGTGTACATATCGCCGTCGCAATATGATATCTCAATATCCGCTGTGAAGCTTTTTGAATTAGTGCCTAGTGTTATTAACACTGTAGTTTGATTTGTCATGGCTTAAAATTAAAGAGTTATTTGTAAAATGTTTAAAGTAATGTTATAAGGAAATCCGCTAAATCCGTCAGCTAAAGAGGGCTTGAAATCTTCAGGAAATACGTCAGTACTCCATCTTATGCCGTTTTGACCAAAGGAAGTTAAAGCTAAATCTTCTTGTTTTTCGTTGTTAATTGTAATAGTTGTCATATCGTCTGCGTTAGTGATAGAACAAATATAAGTATTAATTTCTTAATACCAATACAAAAACAAAGAAAATTTTAAATAAATATTATTTAGGAAGAAAAAAGGGCTTACTTAGAATAGTAAACCCTTGATAATTAATTAAATAGATGAATATCTATATTTGATATAAATTCTTTTACACTAAAGTTCGGGCAACTTTTACTTGATAATTCGTTATGCCCTTTAACGTCTGCGTTTGGATGTTCGATTCGCAAATTAATGATTAAGGCAGCTAGTGTTTTCTTTTGTTCAGCTGTAAAGTTGTCTTCAGGCTTATCGTTATCACTACGACCACCAACTAAACAAATACCAATGCTGTTCTTATTGTAACCCCTAGCGTGTGCACCTGATACGTTTAAATTTCTTCCAGTTTCTACAGTTCCGAATCTGTTAATTATGAAATGATAACCGCAATCAGACCAACCTCGGTCAATATGCCACTGTGTAATTTCCTTAGCGCCTACTAACATACGTTTATATGTGTCTGCGCAATGGATAACTAATAAGTCTATATGTCTGTCAGTCTTTAAAATCATAATATTGATTCTAATAATTCAATAAAAACTTCTGAATCTATACTATTTGCAAGTAGTAAAATACTAAGCAAAGCTATTATAGTCGCTTTAAATATCTTTTTATAAAGCAAGTTCTTCGCTGTTAATTCCATTCCTTTATTCACTACTTTACCGCCTTTATCAGACGTAAAAAATAATCCTAGTTTTGTAATCAGTTTTTTCATTTTGGCGTGTTTAGTTTATTAATATTTTATTTTCTTAAATCTACCGTTTAAAGTTTCAAAAGTTGTCTGCATATCCCTCGGTAACATATCAATACCAAACGCCCACATTTCAAAGATAGCCAAAAGCCGTCTTGTGTTGTTCTTATGGCTTGTTGTGCTAAATATTGAATTTATTCTATATTCAAAAGCCTTTACAACATCATATCTAAACTTCTCAAACAATTCAATTACGTACTTTATATCTTCTTCGGAAATTCCTTTTTCCCTCCATTCTTTTACAATAGCGTCAATGTATTTAACGTGCATTTGTGTTTGAGCGTCTATAATATACATTTTAAACTGGTCTGAATCCATTTTTTCAATGTCATCTTTTAATATATCGTTAAAACTTTCAGAACAAACTTTAATCTTATACTTTACAAAGTCCTTACACATTTTGCTTTTGCTAATATCGTATTCACCATGCGTGTAAAACTTCATGAAAGAAACCTCTTTTTCAACCCTTGCGCACGTATTAAAAACGTCGTGATGCTCTAAAGATTTGATTGTTAATTTATTCTTTACATTTAAAAAGATATTTACCCATGAAGGAATGTTTTTTTTAAATATCCACATGAAAGACAAAACCAATATAACTAAAGAAGATATTAAACCGCTTTCTGAGTTCTCAACTAAAACTTTTAAAATACTTTCCATGATATTAATTTAAATAGATACCACCAAAGAAACTCTTTTTACTTGGCACTATATCATCGTCGTTAATATTACCCTCTATATACTCAGGGAAAAGCACTTCATTTGCGCATAAATACTTCGCTAATCTGTCTGTATAATATTCAGCGTCATCTCTTATGCTTTGCCTTAAAAAGTTAACTTCGTTTAAACTACTAGCTTCTGAATTATCTGAGCTCTTTTTTACCACAGCCTTATTCGTTATTTTGTAATTAAAGTAAAGAATACTTGAATAAGTAACCCACTCAACCAATGCGGGTTGAATGTAATCTTCTAATAAAGTAATCATTCTTTCTGAAACCGTTCCATTTGCAACCTCAGAAATTAAAACATCGAATAAATTAGTCCCTAAAACCCTCTCAATATTTAAGTTCTGGGCTTTTATTATTTGCGGGTGGATTAGTTCGTCATCGACATTTAAGTTAACCACGCTATTTCTTTTGTAATAATCCGCAGTCATTAATAGTATTTTATTAGTTGGCATCTTCTTCAGTTTTTGGTTCGTTTTCTTCTTCTACGTCGTCAAGTTTGAAAGTAACAGATTCATTTAAAAGTATCTCCCCCTCGATTCCGTTTAAATTCATTATTCTATTGTATTGAGTTTCCAATAAATACTGATATTGGTCAATCACGTTGTGTTGAAACATTGCTTCAGCTTCAATTACCTCACTACTTGTGCCAAGCTTACCAGCAGTAGCAACCCCTACGACAGTACTAGACGCTCTGTGACCGATTATAATTTGCTCTTTAACTTGTTGTGCTAAATCCTTATACCTTTCGTCAGAATCGTTTAAAGTTAACGGTGTGATAATTGGGACCTGTGCCTCGTCTTCACTTAGTGTTAAGATTATTTTTGAACTGTTGGCACTTCCTGAATATTGTTCTTCTAGCTTTCTTTGAAATTGTTTCATTTCTTCGTCAGAAGGAACTCCAATCATATTAATCATCATAGACGGTGTAAACCCGTTTTTAACGCTGTTTAAATGCCACGAAGCTATTTCTGTATCTAAAGCTATATAAGTTGAACAAGCTTGGTAGTCTGGCAAAGGATAAACGTCTTCGCTTCCTGGTCTATACATTGGAACATAAACCAATTGAGTTGCAACATCGTTGTATTTAGTTGAAAAACCTTGTACTATTTCAGGCTTATATTTCTCTTTCCTTTCTTGCGTCCAATCTGCAGAAATTTGAAAAAAGTCAACACCTTCGGTTTGTCTTACAGAAACTTCAGAATCGTCTTCTAATTCTTTAACCTTACGAACCTTTGACCAGTCCATATATTGAACACGTGCAATACTCTTTTTGTCTTTGGACCAAGTTACAAGAAAACAGTAACCTCCGTATAAAGCTAAATCGTACGCATTTTTATAGACTATTTCGTCAAGTGTTTCGCTTCCATTAAAGTTGTTTATGAAGTTTTTTTGTTCTGAAGTGGTAGCTTCAAACCCTAAACCCGCAGACATATCTGATTTCTTCTTTAAAATAGCACTGTGAAGACTTGACGTGTTCATC